CATGGCAAGGGATTCCCCGTTTATGGTTGCCTTGTCTCGAAGGGGTTCCAGTGCAGCGGGGAGCTCAATGTTCGGTTCTTTTTGGTGCAGCAAGCCCACAAGAGCTTCCACACCGTCACGAATATAGTCAGGGAACACCGCTCGCTTCTTATAGGACTCGTAAGCCTTACGACCGATGTCCCCTTTCTTCATTCCGTCGAGGTGCATACCTGGCGTGGCGGGAAGGTACACTTCACCCTTCGCCTTAACCACACGTTCGCCTCGATATAGATCACGCTGCTGAACCCAATCTTCTTGGAATTCTTGGTACAGCGGATGAGTTGATTCGAGCCCCATATTCGCCTCCGTTATTGAGTGCCTTTTGTTCTGCCACCCTTCGCACCAATGCCAAGGGAAAGAATTTTGTAACGTACTTCATCACCAATGTGGTCTTCGGAATCCGTATCCACATCGTCTTGATCCACTTCGTCCCGTGGTAATATGGGGAACAGGTCAATAAACATATCGCAAGTATTGAACACAAACAGCCCAGGATATTCCCGTGGCACGGGCATCTTCTTCCCGTCAAATTCAATATATTGCTTCTGCCCATTGCGCAAGTATTTCCGAATCTTCTCCCATCCTGCCTTTCGGCTGCCAGGAGATTTATCAGACCGCAACCACTGGACGCCTGGATACAACCGCCCGTCAACTTTCACCTGTCTAGCCATGTCCGCTGCAATACTGTTCCCGTTCTCAACATCCCAGATCGAGTTATCAGCAGGGCCCGGCTTAACACGACCGTGAATGCCCATGGCGATTTCGCGTTTTATTATACCCGCTGCCACATCATTTGCAAGCATTCTTAGACCCTGATTTGATTTCCCGCTCCAGCCATACCATTCAGCAATTCGGAACAAGTCGCCTTTCACCGTGCTTCGCCATGTGCCATCAGGTAACTGCACATCACACCCATCAGACTCCGCCCACCATCCAACAGAGAACGGAGCACTTGAGCCCCAGTCAAAGCTCCGGTCAATGCGCCACGTTGCAGGAACATGGAATGGGCGGACAATGTGCTGAGAGCTGTCCCACACGTCATCGAACATACCGCCCGCAACAACGTCCCAGTCCCCGCCAAGCCAGGCCTTACGCTTGTTCGGGTCAGTAATGGTTTCAAGCTCTGCAACGTATTCGGGACTCAGATACTTGTTCTCGCGATAACTGCCAAACAAGTGAACCTGAGTTTTAACAACGTCTTCACGCTGTTGCGTGCGAGGGTTGAACACGTTGACCACACGCTTGAACAGTTGTCCCATCGGTGCAGCGTTGATGAACCGCTTCTTCACCCAGTTGTGGCCAGCGCCATACGGGTTACAGGTTGCGAACACCTCAAGAGGTATTTCAGGCAGGTATTCAAGCTCACCCGTGTTCCCGTCAATGATAGGGTAATCCTCGGGGCGGAAGCTGGAACGGTTGCACGACATCATCATATCGAACAATGCGTCTGTCGGGTACTTGGTAAGCTCGTTCCAACCAATCCAAGGAAATTCCTGCCCATGATAGCCCCAGTAATCCGTCTCCTTTTTGATTGCACGGAATAGCAGTTCTTCGCCCGTGGGCCAGACCCATCGATAATCAGATTTGGAGCTCAGGAACCTTGCACCGTCTTTGAACTCAGGAAACCACCGCATCGACTTGGATACAAGGTCGTCAAGGTTCTTATATTCGCGGTCAAAAATAATGCCGCGCCAATGTCGCCCGTACCCCTGCCCAACGTATCGGCGGAACCGCATCAACTGCGAGTCAGTCTTGCCTGGGCCCCGTGTTCCGTGGTAAACAATCACATGGGCGGGGCAGCTCATCGCAAGGGTCTGCGAGCCAGGCAGGGGTGTCCATACAACCTTGTTCGGGTCTTGTGGTGGCAGTGCAAGGGAACGACTCATAGCTTCTGAGTCTCCTCAACAAGTTTCTCTTGGCTTGTTTGCGCCGCCTTTTGCCACTCCTCCACGTTTGCAATTTCAGGCACCATCATGACGCCACCTCTATGTGTGGTTTCATTTTGGGTCTTGATAGGTGCATCGAACCCATGTATGGCGGACATTTGCCGCGCTGCCGCGACCCTGCTGGCGTAGGGGCCATTTTGCATTGCTTGCCGTAGGGTGTTAAGGGTAAGCTCGCGATCGCGCTCCTGCTGGCTCTTGGGGTCGCTTTGCTGCTCCCGCTGCAACCGTGCGATTTCACGCTGCACATAACCATCATTCATGAGTTGCTTGCTGTAGGTAGCAGCAACGGACGGCAATAAGCCAACACGCAGAGCCGCACGGTACTCGTCAAAGTCAACGAGGTATTGTGCGACGAATTTATCTCTAAAGGCCTTTTCTGAGGGATCGTAGTCGGGTTCCATTACCCGAGGGTCGTCCCAATATGGGCCCGATGTGTTCTCACCCATGCGGAACTCCGATCAGACTTGGGGCCAGGCTCATCCTGGCATATATGGTCGGAGTATAAGCGGTGAACCGTGCTTTGTGCAAGCATTGGAGCCCGTTTATTATTCAGGGCTTGCCGGTATTTTACCCGCATTCCAATCAATAAGACGTTGGTGTAAAGCGTTGCATTCAAGCCAACTTGATATCCAATCTTGTCGGGAATTCACAATATCGCTTTCGGTCACAATAGGGGAATAGGCGGGCATGGTGCAGGGCTGCACCAACACGGGAGGGGGAATTTCGCGCTCGATTTTAGTTACTATCTTGATTTCCGGTTCGGTTGGGCGCTGTAGCGTTGAGCATCCTAGCAAGCTCATCAGGCACAGGCTGAGACAAGTATATTTCAACATTTTGATTCGACTTGCGTAGTTCATTCAATTGGCTCCTCACCTGTTGGTCGCGCAAACTGAGCGCCCGATAATCGTTCAGTAGCCCCTCGAGCGCAACTGCATCGCGCTCTCGGAGTTCTCTGAGGTTGTTTAAGGTCTGTTCATGCGCATTGTTTACCGCTTCCACCAACACGAGTCGAGAGCTCACCTTGTCAACAGTTGCTTCCGCACTTGCAAGACGTTTCTCAAGTTGCGTCTTGCTGTACCATTGCCCGACAGTGAAGCCCCCTATAATAACCACAATGGCGATCAACCCGTATTCACAGAACAGGCGCTTCTTGCTTGTGAAGAATCCAAGCAGGCTTGATACGAATGGTAGTTTAGTCAACAGGCTGATCATCTTTACGCTCCCGAAGTTGCTCAGGTGTGCTTTCGATGCCCAGCTTCTTGAATACAACCTGCTCAAGCATACGGATCGACGCATTGGCACCAAGCCAACCGCTCACACCAACTATGACGCCAGTCCACTGCTCGCTCAAGTCCATTGCCTGGCACACAAACAGCACCAACAGTCCAACGAATCCCGCTGCAATACCTTCAACGCAAGCGCGACCCCAATGAATGCGCTCCCGCTTGTCAAACGTCCGCATTATGTGACCCATAAAGCCTCCGAACGCTGCGAAAGCTGCATAGCCTATCGCTTTCCACCACCAAGGATCTTCAGGTATCATAGTCATGGGCTCCTATACAAGTTTGATTGAATACGGAAGCCCATGCCCCGTGAGCCGGATAATAACATGATTCCCACCGACCCCGCGATAGAATTATGCCACGAACTGTAGCTGTAACCCCTTTCGCAACTTATCCGCGACCTTCGATGCTGCCTCGGCCTTGGTGATTGCAGTGTCACGATTGATGTCAAGCCCAGCGTTCTGACGGTAGGTTATAGGGTGTGAGGTAGCAGTCCAGAGGATGTGGTTATCAGGTTTCCCGACCGCTGCAGGCCACAAGATAGCCATATACACGTCCGCAAGGGTACGCAAGCGCCCACGGTAGGGCCGGAAATACTTGTAGACGTAGTTCAGCTGATCTTCAGCTGTCATTTGTGCAAGTGCTGCCACCGTTGTACCAAGTCCAATGGCGGTCTTGGGCATGAACTGGATAAGACCCGTGGCGCCCGACCCTGCACCGTTTACAATTGAGGGACTGAAGGTTTCACCGGACTCGAACGCCATGCACGCCATAAGCCAGTTGGCACCATCTGCAGGCATGTTGAGGTCGTCTGCTATCCACTGCACACGGTCTCGGAAGGTTGTGCTGACCTTTGCGCCCCATGCAAGGTGAGGAGCTTTCGCAGGGGTAACGGGTGGGCAGTTGCTGGCGTGTTGCAGCGCCTGCGCTTGCTGTTGGGCTTCTAAGGCCGCTTCGCTGAGCGGACCCCATATACCGTCCACCTTGCCAGTATAGAACCCCTGTTCAAGAAGTTGCTGTTGTAGGGTTCGGATTTCTTGCTCTGTCATGTGCTCACCTGAATATCAACCAAAGGATGAGGGTCCAGACAGCAAGTCCGACAGGTGTTGCCCACATGATGCCACGGATGCAGTTTAACCCGTCATCAGGTATCTCGGGCTTAGGATGGGTCTCAACGGTTGATTTCGTTTGCATGGCTGGAGCCTCCTTTTCTTACAGTATAGAGGCCCCTACCATAGTTCCGCAAGGGTGTCAAGTAAATAACCACACAAGCGCAACAACCGCAACGATCAGCACAATCGCAATCGCATGAAACACGAAGCCGAACGGGTAACGGTGATGAGGTGCGCCCAGCGCCTTATCAATCTCCTTTTCAAGCTCACGCTCGAGCTCCTGTTGTTCCAAACGCTTGGCAAGGTGCTCAAGGTATTCTTTCGGGTAAGGCATTCGAGGGAACATTACATAACTCCAGTGATTTCGTAAATACCATCGCGCCCACGTGGCAGGGTGAACGCTTCGTCGTAACACGGCAGAACGTCATAATCGTCATCCCGCTCCACATCGTCCGCAATGCGCACCCTTACAAAGTCGTCTGACATGAAGGTGAGGAACCCTTCGAGTTCCTCTTCACTGCACACGGTATCGTCAGGCCAGATGCAATAGGTGCTCATACTGCCACCTTCAATAGATGCTTACCAATGCGCAAGCGTGTCCCGTCCAACAGTTCAATCTTGGAATAGTAATCTCCACCCTGCCGCATCCACTCATTCCGAGCAGGGTTATATTCGCTGGCGGGATAGTGAACCCGTACCTCCACACGAAGCGAGGAGGCCTGGAGCTTGATGCGGTAGTCGCGGGGAACTAGCTGTCGTTCTTTGTTATAGAACTTCAGAGTCTTTTGCAGGTGACCCCATTTATCCAGCTTCCACCCTGCACCCTCCAACAGTTCAACGATTCGTTCTTTGGTGAGCTTGCTCATTACAGTACCTCCGAGGCAGCGGGCAACACCCGCTGAAAGTTGTCGCAGGCGCTTGCATACACAATCGCCGTTTCATACAGGCCACGTTCGTCACGGTACACGCTAACGAACTGACCGTCTGTTACTGCCTGACCCGTTTCACCGTAGCGAAGATTGAGACCCAATGGCCACAGGTGTACAGCGTCGGCAGCTTCCAGAGCTTGGTTCAGTGTAGGATGAAACATGCTTACACCTTGTCAATCGTGAAGTGAAGAACCATTCCGCTGACGGAACCCGTCCAAGTGCGGAACCCTTGCACATAATGAAAGCCACGTTCGTCTCTGTTGCTTTCGGATGCAGTAAGGGTGAAGGTCTCACCCTCTTCTTTCGCATAGATGCGGGCATACTTTTCAATGGCTCGGATTGAAGCGTTCCATGCTTGACGCTTCTCCAATACCCGCCCATTGAGTTTAATAATAAATGCCATCTTAGTTAGCCTCCCGAAGTGCTTGTTTGTATGTGTGCAGCATAAGAGACACATCTGATGGGTGCAAGCACTTTCGCAAGATAATTTTGAACTATTTTGCATTAGTGGAAACTTCGTGGCGGTTCAGGGTCGTCACCTTCAATAAATGAACGGGTCAGCAGCATGGTCATGGCTACGCAATCAAGCTGAAGGTCGAGCAGCTCATGCAGTTGGAATCGGAGCTTGTCACACTCAGTCCCGTTGTTCTGCATAGCGGCAGCGTCGAACAGCTTCTTGACGCCATCATATTGGTGTGACAGTTGAAGGATTCGCATCTGCTGCTCTTGCAGCTTCTTCATAATAGCGTCACGGTTCATAGGGTCACCGCTTCAGGCTGTCTTTGCGTCTGCGGCGGAGCTCACGTGACACATAAGAGATCTCACCCTGCATTCGTGCGCACACGTCACGCAGTTCCTTGACCTTGCGTTCAAGCTGCACATCGTCAAGCTCTTTTACTCGCTGCTGAAATTCTTTCGATATTTTAGACACGAACCTTTTCTCCGTTTTCAAGTTTACGATCAACCCAATGATGGAACCATTCTTTGAACGTGTCCCAGTCAAACTCAACGCGGGCACCTGTACTGGCCCAAGTACCGTCGGCAGCAGGCAGGGGGAGCCAACCCATAGTAACCACACGCCACGGCTTGCGGTTCTGTCTATATATCAGCACGGGCGTCTCGTTGTTATGCTTTGCAGCTTCAACCGCTTGCTTCCACCATGTATTGATAGAAAGTGCTTCCTGACGCTTCACCTCAATGCAGAGCCCGAAGGTGTTACTCAGGTCACTGCCACCAACAGCGGACTGATTCTGATTGCGCTGCACAATGTCCCGTTCGGGTGTTGGTAAACCGTGCTTCTCTAGCAGCGGTAAGATTATCGAGTTCAAGGTTCGAGCGACTTCGCGCTCCCCCTCTTTCCCCTTGTTCTGAGCATGTAATGCCATGCAGTGTTCCTCTTAGTTGTTGAATTGTTGCAGCTTACCCCGAAACTCGTTCTTATCGCAAGCGTTTCCAGAACTCGGCGTTCCACATGCGTCTGATAACGTACTGGCGCACAATGCTGACAACCGTCATCCAAAACGTCAAGATGAAGTTGTGCTCCAGTGTCATCGGTATATTGTTCGCCCAGCATATCACAGCGGTTGCACCAACAGCAATGAGCAGGCCAACGAAGGTGTTAAACAACACCTCCATGATGGATGCTAGTTTAGACTGACTCATGTGCCCGTTTCTCCAGAGTGGTGTCGAACACATGCCACACGAAGGCGCCGACCTGTACCGTGCCGAGGAAGCTCTCCACACGCTGCACAGGGTCGCCCGTTACATCCCAGCCAGTACCAACGACCGGGATCTCTATCTGGACGTCACGCTCATCTGGGTTGACCAGCGCCCACAGGCAGAGTTGACCGTTCTGCTGACCTACACTGAGTATCTGAGCGCCAAAAGGTACAGTAAGCACGTTCGAGCGCACCTCCAGCGGGTACTTGAACACTTTCATTTTCATTCCGTTTCCTCCACCCATTCACCGCGCAATACGCACACACGGGAGGGCATCATAGTTTTCGTGGCAGCGTTATACATCATCTGAGTTTCGTACTTATGGCACGGACCCTTCGCTTCAACCTTGGCAGTAGCTCCAATCACCCAGCCAAGGAACGCGACAGTCATAACGATACACAGAACACCAGCCACCAAGCTACCATAGAACCATTCATGCAGCAAGAACATGAACAGAAGAAGGCTTGCAACAATCAGACCCGCATACACAAAGCTCATGGCGCTTTCCCCTGCACCTCAGTGAGCTTGAGGAACTCGTTCATCGCCCACATGGTCTCGCCGTCCGGAAGGAAACCAGATTCGCATTGACCCACGACCGAAGCGATTAGCTCCCGCACATCTTCAAGGTTCCTCTTGAGCGCCTGCAGGTAGTTGGCAAAGTCGAGCGCCTCTTCGATTGCATGTTGCGCCCATTGAGCGGGTGTCAAATCTGTTCGCTCGGTTGTCACACCATACTTCTGAAGCCCTACCATGGAACGCTGAAGCAATAGTTCGCGGTTAAGCTCCACATTGGCGTCAGGGCTTTTAACCACAGCAAGCCCTTCGCGCTCCTGTTCCTCAAAACGGTCGCGGAGCTCTAGGAACTGTGCTTTCATTCCTGGCGCCATTGGCAAGTCGGGATTATATGACCGCATCAGACGGATCATCTTAATCATAGTTTCTTCAATTTGCATTTTCACCTCGGTTATTTTCGACATTATGGCTAGATGATAATCATGGCGCATCAGACCGCATCATTTGCGCCATAGTTGTATATGCAGCCCAAAGCACCAGACTCCAGGCTGCATAAGGTTTCGTCAGCGTGTGGGGCTGACCCGCTCGGCATTGCCCCACAGCAATGACTCACGGACGGTTGCATCGTTAAGGTTACGTCCGGTGAATTATGTGGTCTCCTGCCCCGCCGGAAGGGGAGTCCCATAGCCTAACAGGTTCATCCACGTTTCATTGTGGAGCTCACTGCCGCGCTGTGGGCTGTCGTTGGGGCTAGTATAAGCGCATTCCTTGCATGATTACAAGGGGCGTTTATGATAATTTGCACGCTTACAATATAGGGTGAAAGTGCAGAGGCTCACCCTCGCATAACCACAGCAAGCAGACGCATGAATTCACCGCCGAATTCGCGCTCGATCTGTCGTTGTTGGTTGCACCCGCCTGAACTGATGCAGTGCTTGCCTACCCTGGCCTATAAAATAAAATTATTTCTATATGTGTTGCAAGGGTTAAAAGTAGAAGCATCGGAAGCATCATATCATTGAATAGTATTTATATTCATGAATTTGTTAGTGCTTACCTCCCCTATTACACCCCTATCCCCTTACTATTACTATACTATAACAATATAACACTTATAACAGGGTTTCTCTAAGGGTAAGATTTCGGGTGGAGTGTACCGATATAAAAACGTGCCACACGACGGCGATTTGCAGATTCGTTGCTTATAGGGTTTTTGTTACTTTTGTTGGTGGCATTGCCCCCGCTCACTTTTTACTTTATACTGTAGCCCTACATTTAATTTCTACCACAGCACCCGAAAAGGAGCATCTACCATGGCAAAACTTCCAAACAATTTCAACGCTACTCAGTACCCGTTGGACACCCCTTCACCCGTCCCCGTAACACCCTCGGACGTACAAGTTACACCCGCAAACTCATCAGACCCGTCAACCCCTGCTGATCCGTGGGAGGGATGGGGTACACATTCAAACGGCAAGCCCACAGGTGAGGTTCAGAGCTACACCACAGCATCTGGACAAGTCATTACCATGCCCGTCAACCTAGACGCAAACGGTAATCCTATTCGCAGTCGTGTCATGATATCGCACCTTGAAAATGGTGTACCCGTTATTGACCACATTCCGGACGGGTTCACAGAGGAAGAAGCGGACATATTGCGCGAATGGTTTCCCAAGCTATGGAACAAACCGTCACCACACGTCACGAACTCGCATGGTGTGGTTATAAACGAGGAAGACACGCTCAAACACGTTGCCGCTGAAGCACGCATTGCAGCAAAGCGTCAGGCTGAGCAGCGTAAGGCGGAAAAGCACCTTAACAAGGAACGCGATCAGCAGTATGCGTCAGCGTATGAAATCTGGATGCAAGACTGCATTGACCGCAAAGACGCGATTGAAGCTGCAACAGCGGAATGGCGCAAGCGGGTCGCGGAGCGTAAGAGCAGCCTTGCACAATGGGATCAGTACGTCAGCGAAGCACGGCAAGCAATGGACGCGGCCAAGCGTGTACCTGTGCCAGATCGACCTGCAAAATAAAGTTATAAACAACTGTTGTGATAATAGTACGCTTCGCGTTACACTTGCGCGAAGCGTACAACAATCATTGGCTCGGAGTAAGTATGAATAGTAATCAGGGGGCGCAAACTGCCCAAGAAGAGTTCGACTCAACTTATATATCAAGCTCGGAAATCTGTACCGAGCTCAAAGTCAGCCGTTCTACCCTTGTAAACGCAAGGCGGAGCGGGTTGCTGCCTGACCCGATAGTGGTCAATGGTGTACAGTTCCACCTCTGGAAACGTGATACGGTTGCCCCGTACCTTGAAGCATGGGAGATCATGCTTAGACGCCGCAGAGGGGAGCTTATCAAATGAATCAACCGGCTAACTGGGGCCGGATACCTTTGGAGCTACGGCAGCGCCGCCAATGGGTTATTGCTGGCGCCAATAAGGAACCAATGGTACAAGGTCCGAAAGGACTTTACAGGGTAAAGGTGACAGATCCATCCCAGTGGATGGATTTTGAGTCAGCGGCCAGCGTTGCACTGCAACAGGGGCTAGGCATTGGTTTCGTACTGCACGAATCAGACCCCTTTACCTGTATTGACTTAGACGTAAAAGACGCAAGCAACGAACCTGATCCTGAAAAGTGGACAACTCAGCAAGAGTATGACAGGTTCTGGAGCATTGCGCAACAGTTTGACAGCTACACCGAAACGAGTCGGTCGGGCAAGGGCCTTCACGTATGGTGCAGGGGCGCCATCGGGATGGGTGTTCGTCGCGATGGTGTGGAGGTGTATAGCCAAGAGCGTTATATCATCTGCACAGGGCAAGTCGTGCTCGATCGCCCTGTTCGTGAGCGCCAGATGTTGCTTGACAACATGGTCGCGCAGATGCGGGGAGCGCAAGCGGAGCGGGACTTTGCACTTGTTGACGAAGAAGACAAGTTGCCGGATGATGAAATCATCAATCGTGCCATGTATGCTGCAAACGGTGAAAAGTTCAATTCGCTATGTGCAGGGGATTGGAAGAAATACGGGTATCCGAGCCAATCCGAAGCAGACCTGTCGCTCATGTCAATGTTTGCGTATTACAGTGACAGCAATGAGCAATGTCGACGCTTGTTTAGAATGTCCGCATTGGGTAAACGTGAGAAAGCTGTTAAAGACGACCGCTACCTTAATGAGACTCTGAAGACGGTACGCTCAAGACAAGCACGGGAAGCGAACGTGGAGGCACACGCTGAAGCACAGGCCCGAGCGTTCGCGGACAGGCTCAATGCACAGTACGAAGCAAGTATTGCCACCCCTTTGCATGTGCCAGGGCCTGTGGAGCCTGTACAGCACCCGCAACCGCCCAGCGCCGCAGCTACGCTCGCAGGGCCCACGCCAAAAGTAATATCCGATCCTGTTGAAGACGGTTTACCTTGGCCTCCAGGAATGGCGGGTCAGATTGCAGGGTTCATCTATAACTCAGCGCCGCGACCCGTTCGTGAGGTTGCTATTGTGGCCACACTCGGATTTCTTGCGGGTATATGTGGGAAGGCGTATGCAATACCGCAATCAGGCCTTAACATCTACATGATTCTTATTGCCCGCTCCGCTGTTGGTAAGGAGGCAATGCACTCAGGTATCAGCGCCTTGTGCAAAGCTGCTCACACCCAATGTCCGAGCATCACTGACTTCTGTAATTTCTCCGATTTTGCAAGCGGGCCCGCATTGGTGAAAGAAATCGTCGCTCAGCAAAGTATGGTCAACGTGGCGGGTGAATGGGGTCGTAAGCTCAAGCGTATGGCGCATGAAGACGGGCGGGATGGGCCACTTGCCAGCTTGCGCACCGTTATGACGAACCTTTATCAAAAGTCTGGGCCTCAAGCTATCGTCGGCGGTATCAGCTACTCGAACAAGGACAGCAATATCGCGTCCGTGAGTGGTGTTGCATACAGCATGAT